TAAAAAGAGTCAAAAATACGTAACGAAACACCTCAAAAACGAGTAACGAAACACCTCAAAAACACGTAACGATTTACCTCAAAAACGAGTAACGAAACACCTCAAAAACACGTAATAACAGTTGACAAACAACGAAAAATAGGGTAATTTTAGAGAAGATAATAATATGAGAAAAGAGAGAGGAAAACCTACCATGCAGTCCCAAAACTACCAGAGAACCATGACCGCCTGTTTTATCGCCTATATGGTGCAGGCAGTTGTCAACAATTTCGTACCATTATTATTTGTAACATTTCAGCAGACCTACGATATCCCGATGGCGAAAATCACGCTGCTTATCACATTGAATTTCCTGATCCAACTGGTAATCGATCTTTTGTCAGCCGGGTTCGTGGACAAGATCGGATACCGGGCATCGGTCATGCTGGCGCATATCTGTGCGGCAGCCGGTTTTGTGCTGCTTACGATACTGCCGGAAATGCTGTCCGATCCGTTTGTCGGAATCCTGATCGCCGTCATGATCTATGCCGTCGGCGGAGGATTGATCGAAGTGCTTATCAGCCCGATCGTCGAAGCCTGTCCGACCGACAATAAAGAAAAAGCGATGAGTCTCCTGCACTCCTTTTACTGCTGGGGACACGTCGGCGTTGTCCTGCTTTCGACGGCGTTCTTTGCGACGGCCGGCATATGCAATTGGAAAATCCTTACAATTCTATGGGCGCTGCTTCCAATTGCAAATTTAGTTCTGTTTGCGGGCGCGCCGATCTATTCGCTTCACGAAGAAAACGAGGCAGGAATACCGGTGAAGGAATTATTCCGGCAGAAAATATTCTGGATCCTTATGATAATGATGCTTTGTGCGGGCGCGTCCGAGCAGGCGGTCAGCCAGTGGGCATCGCTTTTCGCGGAAAAAGGACTGGGTGTGACAAAGACGATCGGCGATCTCGCCGGCCCGATGTCTTTTGCCGTGCTAATGGGAACTTCGCGCCTGTTATATGGAAAATACGGAGAAAAATGGGATCTCAACCGATTTATGGCAGGAAGCTGTGTGCTGTGTGTCCTTTCGTACCTTTGCATCGTCTTTGTGCTCATAAGTACCAAAAAACGGGATTTAGCGCAGTTGGTAGCGCACGTCGTTCGGGACGATGAGGTCGCTGGTTCGAGTCCAGTAATCCCGACCAAAAGCCGTCTAATGTGCCTATACACAGGGGATTTGCCTTGGTCGTGGCCAAAATGGTCGGTACAATTTCGGTATCATTCCTATACAAATTATAAATAATAGGCTATATCTGAAAAAAATTAAGATATGGCTAAAAAAAATTATGCTCCAAATTCGAATGACACAATTCTTAGCAGTGTCATTGGCTGGAAACCTCCAGTTTTGCACCAGAAATCAGAATCTTATATCTCTTTCTCGGCGTTTGACCCTCAACTCAACCGAATGAGGATGAAGAAAATCATGCTTAACCATATCAAGGGCAAGCGGAACCAACGTGCCTATGCCGACCAGGTTATTAAGAATCTCACCGAGAAACTTATGGCTGGATGGAATCCTTGGATTGAGGAGCTGCAGCCCCTGGAATATACTAAATGGGATGACGTGCTCGACAGGTATAAGTCTTATCTGGCCAAAATGTGCAACGAGGGTAGTATGCGTGAGGAGACTTATGTCGACTATAGCAGCCGTCTCCGCATCCTGGAAAAATGGAAGCAAGAGAAAAGAATAACGCTCAACTACTCATACCAATGGGACAGAGGTAATGTTAGCAAGTTCCTGGACTACATTTTCATCGACCGCAATAATACAGTCCTGACCCGCAACAACTATCTTGCCTGGACTAAGAGCTTCTCCGCTTATCTGTTGGCTCGAGGCTATATACCCAAGAACCCAACAGAAGGTTTGGAACGTATCAAGTCCAGGCAGAAGAAAAGCAGAGATGTCATACCGGACTGCACCATGCAGCTCATCAGAGATTATCTGATGGAGCATAACAGGCACTATCTGCTGGCGTGTGAAATCATTCACTACCTCTTCATCCGCCCTCGAGAGATGTCCTATCTCAGAATCTGTGATATTCATATCAAGACTCAGACACTCACTCTGCATGGCGAGAACACTAAGAATGGCAATGATGCCGTGATTACGTTGCCGACTCATGTCATCAAGCTGATGCTGGAACTCAACATCTTCTCACACCCAGGGCAGGACTACCTCTTTTCTGACGGCTTCATGCCTGGATCTGAAAGAAAGAATGAGAAAATGTTCAGAGACTACTGGACTCGGGTCCTAAGGAAGGAACTGAAGCTCTCTCCCCGCTTCAAGTTCTACAGCTTGAAAGACACAGGCATCACCAATATGCTGCGTGCCAATGCCGATGTCTTGTCGGTCAGAGACCAGGCGAGACACTCGTCCATACTCATCACAGACATCTACACGCCAAAGGATATACAGAAAGCAAATGAGTATATCAAGAATTATCAGGGTATCTTATAATATAATAAGGTGGAGGGCAAGCTGCTCCCCACCTTATTATATATATATTATGATTGCATATAAAAATAGCCTGTGTAAACTGGCTCGATGGCATCGTCCTTGATTTCCATTTCTATCTTCTCGCACACAAATCTCTTGTTGCGGATGATGTATATCTTGGATGGGTCCGGTATGTCGTCTGACTTGAACTTGACCTCCATAGAATTTTTATTGTCTACCCTGAGACCATTGGCATGCAAGTTGCCTAGAGTAACATCATCAGTAGATTTCGCACAAAGCGACAGAGAGTATGGATACTGTTCTTTGAAAGTACCACCTCCGCGGTTGCCACCAAAACCTCCTACTACACTACCACAATAATCTTTATTAATCCGGTAGTCGGTTTTGAATTTTGGCCACCTTGACTTCGCTCTAACCCAACTGAATTTGTTGTCATTTTGTACTTCTCCTGGAATAATGAAGAATATATTCATGCATTCCTGATCATCTTCGGATTTGTCGAGCGTTGACTCATCATCTATCGCATCCTGCACGGATGTGTAGTTATATCCGTCATCATCAACATCGCACTCCTTGGAATCCGGCTCCTTATCATTAGGTATTGAAAGAAGGCATCGCTTCTCGTAGTAATTATCTTCTAAGAAAAATGTCTTGAAATTGATGTCTTCTACAACTTGTGCTGCAGGAGATATGTTCAGATCAACATAATCATCCGAAGAACTGTCCCTGATTAATGGTGACCAAACGCCTGCCATCTGCCATGTTTTCGAGCCGTCCTCATTCTCTACATATATGTAGTAACTACCATTATGCTCTATGATGGTCTGTCGTTTTTGTTTCTCAGACCATGACTGTGCTGTCTCTTTGAACTGATAACCAGGTCCCCAGGTTTCTGTGCTATGTACTGTTTCAAAGTTTTCAAATACTTTTTTTGAGATAACTTCATAGTTATCTCTGTTGGCAGAATCACCCAGATTATACTCTAGATTTGCTGTAGATGACGTGGAGAACGAACCATCCTCATCATAGTCCGTAGTGTATTCGTCCAGAGGCTCAATCTCTACGGAATCTGCGGTTGTCTGCTCTGATGCTTTGATAACAGAGCAGGTTTTTTGGATATCATCAAAAACAATTGTGGCATTGAAAAGCTTTCGAAATTCCTCTATAAAAGTATAGCTCGACCAATGTGGAAGCGCCCTGCGCAGTTCACGAGTCTTGTAGGCCGAAGCTATATATAGCTGGTTCCACGGCTTGCAGTCGAAGTCGTTGCGCTTGAGAGTGTATCCCTCATATTCTACCACTTTGCGGAAGATATACATCAAGCTTGGCTGAACTGCCAGGTTCATGATAAATGGTGCATTGTAGCCGATGAACTGCTTTGTTTTATCCACCCCAACAAAATTTGCGATTAGGTCGTTCGTTTCGTCTCTTACTGGCATAAAACACCATTTTCCTTCCACTCCCAGGAACTCCGACTTATCTTCATTCAGCCTGTAGATGTCATTAATCTTTTGAAGGTTTTTAAATCCCTGAGACCAACCTTTATCAACAGTATAGCCAGGCTTATTTGCTGTGCCGAATGGAATCTCATCGATATAATGCTTGGTCATCCTGTCATTGTATTTGATGCGGGATTTTCCGCCCACTATCTGAAGCTTTACCTCTGACTCCGTTACACTGATAATGGTTCCCACACCCGATAGGATCAGGCGACCGCTCACGTATAGCTTGCAGTCGTCAAACTTCTGGGTGACCTTGGATACATCGAAGCGGCTCACGTTATGGAAGACTCTTCGGTTATTCATGATCGACATCGGGAAGTTGATATCGTAGGAATATTCGCCGTCATCGGTAACGTACTGGTTGCCGTATGTAATCTTGATAGATTGGCTGGCAGCCGGGAAGGCTGCCATGCCATTAATAATGCATGTAATCATAAACTTATTTGTTGGATTTCATCTTTTGAAATTGGCTCCATTTGCGGTCGAAGCCATCGGGACCCGTAAATACCATGTACGACTTGATGCCGAGGTTGAGCTGTTCGTTGAGTCTATCGATGGTAGAACTTACGTTATCGAGAGACGCTCCCATCTGCCCGTTGTCGTTATTGACATTTACAACTGGGGCTACAACTGCAGCGCCTCCTGTTCCCATGGCACGGCTTACGTCTTGAGCTGTGAGCGATGCTACGGTATTATTACGCTGGGCGGCATCGATGAGCTGAAGGGCAGGAAGGAGCTGAGGATTGTTCACGGCGTTATGATTTGCTACGAATTCGCCTGCATGAACCACGCCCGCCTCTTTCTTCCAATGACCAGGACCCGTGAAACCGCCCTCGTAATATCCAGCTGCCTCTGCCTGATGCTGTTTTTTAATGGTCGCTATCTGGAGCATGCCGGCAGCAGTGGCGAGTCCGGCGGCTATAGGGGCGATGATATAGCCCACGGTAGGGATAGCTGCTGCTGAAGAGTAGGCGTTGATAGCTGACATGGCGGTGGAAGCGACTGCCTGGGCAATCTCTATTTTCATCGCTTTCTTGTTGGCTTTGGTCTTTGCCGCAGAAATTTCCTTATCTCGTTTCGCTTCCAGACGCTTCTTCTTGGCAGAATTATTGCCGGCAGCAGAAATCTGCTTATCGTAGTTCGCCTGGATCTTGGCTACCTCCAGGTCGGAACATGCCTGAGAATAGGCCGAAGCTGCTCTCATCATGCTGCTGATGCTGCTGAAGGCCGCACCTGCGATGGCCGCAATCTCCTGATAGGTTTCTTTATACATCTGCTTCTTGGCATCCAATTCAGCCTGTTCGCTGATAAGACCTTCTTTTCGAAGGTCTCGGAGTTTTTCATTAACCATCTTCTGCTGCTGGATGGCAGCGATGGCACCTCCGGCAATAGTGGCGAGATTATCAGATCCGAGCGAACCGCTACGGTCATCACTCTGTCTGGTCATCTTCTTGGCGGTATCGAGAGCGGTGTTTGCATCGGTTCTCGCCTGGTCTTTGGCATCTGGCTTGTATGATGCATACTTGTTGGCGATACCCATCTTCATGCGCTGATATTCATCCTCGCTTACGAGACCTGCCTTATGAACCTCATCCAGTCCTGCAAGCTCCAGTTTCATCTGCTGCTCGTTACTGAGGGTAAGATACTCCTGTTTGAGCTGCATCAGCGTATCATCGTATTGTTTCTGACGATCATATTGGTGCTGCTGCTCGCTGCGCTCAATTTCTCGGGCTATCTGCCAGTACTCATCAGAGGTCTTCAGATAGAGTGCCTGCTTCTCTTTGAGGAATGTCTGGTCGAGCTGGAAGAGGGCTTCATTGGTTGCGCTCTCGTTATGATAGAGATCGGAATCTTTGTTGTAATATTCGGCGGTAATGGCCCGTTCTGCCACTTGTCGGTCATACTCCAGCTCCTGAAGGTCTTGGGTCTGCTTGCGCTCATAATCGGCAGAGATCTTTTCCTTCTGGGCATTCAGGCGTTTGTATTCCTCGCTTTCAGCTTCGCTGTATTTGCGGAGGATGTCCATACGCTGCTGAAGCCCCTGCTCCTTAATCTCTGCCATGCGCTTGTTGTATTCCGCCATGCGAATCTGACCGGTAGAGTAGAGGGTGGCAGTTTCCAGCTGCTGAGCCTCGGTGCTTTTCTTGGCATCGTCCAGCTCTTTTTTGAGGGCAGCCTTACGCTTGGTTTCTGCTTTGAGGGCAGCAGCTTCACGCTTCTTTCTTTCCTTCTCTTCGGCTTTTCGCTCCTTCTCGGTTTTATAATGGCCAGAGGAACCTGCAGAAGACGATGCTGATTCCTTTCCGCTGTCTATCTTTGTGTTCTTTTTTATTACGGTGGTCAGGGCTTTTCTTATCTGCTTGTTGTTCTTGATTGTTGAATCAAGCGCAGCTTCCTGTGCATCCAGGGTTTTCTTTTCGCTTTGAACCGCCTGAAGTCTCTTCTTGTGGATTTCTTCCTGTTTCTTGTTTGATTTAAGTGCTTCGCTATCTTTAGTAAAATATGAACTTTCCGAACCGGGGCCAAAGGAAGGACGGAAAATCTTTTCCGATGTATATTTCTCTGGGTGGGCATCACGTTCAGCTTGAACCGCTTTGAGCGAACCCTTTATTCTGGTTTCTCTCGTCATCAGCTCCAGTCGTTTTTTGTTGATTTCCGCCTTCTTCTCATAGATGGCTTCTGCTATTGCCGCATCATTGAGTTTGCTGATATACTGCGATATTACTTCTATATTGTCATTATAGAGTTTTCCTTCCCTGGATATGCTGGCATGATAATTAGGGATAATCTTCTGCAAATTAGCGATAGCACTTCTTCGTTCATCCACCGTGTATGCATTGGAGTGGATGATCTTGTTGAGCATATCAATCTTGTTTCTCTCATCGATGGTTGCATCTGAAACCTTTTTCGCCAGGCTGGCCTGCAGTTCTGCAACTGCCTTGTTATTTTTGGCTTCCTGGGTATTATTCCGAAGTGTTTCATTATACGAGGCAAATGCCTTCACAGTACCATAGACTGCAACCCCTACCACTGTGAGAACGGTAGCGAGAGCAGCCCATGGATTGGTGAGACTTGCCAAACGTGCTGCCCTCATTACTACAATATAACCTTGCACGCCTTTTGTCAGGAGTGCCCATGTAGCCTGTAGGGCAACCATGGCTGTGCGCAAAAGAGTTGTAGTGGCGATATAAGCCTTATCCACAGCTGCGTTTGCTGCAGCGGCTGCTGTTCTCAGCTTGATGGCGATTGTTTCCTTATACCAAAGAGCCGTGCAGATAGCGATGGCGGAACCTATTATTGTGAGCTGTTTGACGTGGGTGACCGTAAAAGTTATCAATGTTGATAACACATGTATGCCAATGCTCAGGGTAGAGATGGCATATCTGGTAACTGGAATGAGCTGTTCACCCAGTTCTACAGTGAGGTCTTCAAAACGTTTCTTTGCCTTATCCAGCTGGGCTTGCACTGTATTGTTCTGGACATTGAACTCGTTGATGACACTTGTGCCTGAAGCGTATGACTGGGTAGCGAGATCCTGGGCAGTTCTTACCTGGTCCAGGTGTGAAGCTACTGCAGAGAGAACGCCAACTGCACGAGTTCCATTCAGCTGCATCTCTTCAAACATAGGAGCCATTTCTGCAAACCCACCTCTAGACTTCATGGCAGAGAGGAATGTCATCAATCCCTCATTTGCATTGGTCTTCATCAAGTTTGAGAACTTCGTGACTTCTACACCGGCAATCTTTGCGAATTTAGCCGGTTCCTGATACATCTTGGTTATGAGCTGAGAGAACACTGTAGCAGAGGTGGCCTCTTCCTGCATATTCTGATCGAGTGCAGAAGCGAGACCCATCAGTTGTGCCTGAGTCATGCCTGCCTGAATGCCCACACCGGAAAGATCGGCGGTGAAATCGACTATATATCCGGCATTGGCTGATGAATTCTGGGCGAGTTCATTGACGGCGGAACCTGTGGCGAGCATGGCTCCACGGAGTCCCTTGGTCTTATCCTCGCCAAACATTTGGGCAAGTTTGCCAATTTTATCGACTGCGCCTTTTCCGAGATCATCTCCGAGCGCAACGTTAATCTTATCGGCTCCATCGACGAACTCTTCAATCATATCTTTGCTAGTGATGCCCAATCTACCGGCAGAACCAGCCAGCTCATTGAGCTGCTCACGCGCCGTACGAGTATCCATGCGTTTGAAGTCTTCGTTCATCTGGTGGACCTGCTCGTCGGTTTGACCGGTATATTTGCGCACGTTGGCCATCGACTCCTCCATGTCGGCGTAGGCTTGGGCGCACTTGCGCAAGGTCATAGATAGACCGGCATAAGCAGCTATAATCTGCGAGACTGCACCCCAGTTGGTGTTGAGCACATTGACGAAACGAGACCAAAGGCTAGTTGAAGCCTTGCCCTCGTTGTTGATGCGCTGCATCTCTGCTCTCACATCTTTGAGTTGTCCCTGCAGCTTTTTCCACTCTTTAGAATTACGCTCGATAGCCCCGCTCTTCAGCTCTTTATTAAGAGCTTTGGCTACAACCTGCAACTCCTTGTATGAGGCGGATGAGAGATTTTTTAAGATTTGGTTGACTTTTTGCTGAGAAGTGCTGTAGTTGTCAATCTCAGCTTTCAATCTTTTGATTTGTCTCTCGAATGCGGTTATAGACTCGCCTTTTGAGTAAGCATCATCTTTTGCCTTGCGAACTTCTTTGAGTTTTTGTTCCAATTCATTCAGCCTATCTTTGGCTTCTTTGGTGTCTAGGATAACCCTGCTGACATGTGTATCTGTATTTGTTGCCATAATCTAATCTTTTATAAATTATGGCAAAGATACACTTAAATGCGCAATAACAAAAATACGAGACCGTTGTATTACGACCTCGTATTTTTGTTTGTATTGTTAAATTCATCTCTTTCTCTCAGAGCAAATTTTGTTGCTACATCTTCTGCATCCCAGCAAAGATATTTTTTATTTTTGTGGCTTAGTGTTTTTTTATCCCCCGTAATAGAATTTACGATGGTGATATAGAATAGACCATCTTTGTAGGTGATTTTGCTTGCTGAATTATTATGAGACAATAGTTGAATCGGCTCGTTATAATTTTCTCCGTTTGGCGAATATTTTGCTATAGACGAGCGAGGAACAGAGTTGATGCTATCGCCCACCTTACCTAAAATATGGAATAAAGCTAATGTCCCATATGCCAAAACCGCTGAGAAAATCAAGATACCTACCATAATTCTAAAGTTTGTTATTATCTTTGTTGCAAATATAATAATAATCTTTGAAATATGCAAGTTTTTTATGTTAAATCTTTGCTTTAACCCTGTTATTTAACTACTTCTATGTATCTCGAGTAGTTAATCCTGGAATGAGGGTTGAAGTTGACGATTTGAATCTTATATCCTTTTGTCCCCCAGCGCCACCACAGAAACTTGTGCTTGTAGGTTCTGCTCACGATAGTAGTGAGGCTGTCACGGCTGGCGTAATGGCATAATCTGGCTGGGATATCTATATGCAGGGATAGCCATTTATCCTGGTACGAAAATACGGAATCCACCGTATTGGGTACAGGTTCTATTCTTACCGTATCTGTAGTAGAGGAGGATAGGGTATGGATGGCTTTAGCATCCTTGAGCTTTACCTTGAGCTCCTTGATCAGCTTGGTATCGGCCAGGTGCAGCTGCTGCAGTTCTTTATACTTAGCCTGAAGGGCTGTGTTCTGCGCTACCGGAAGAGTGTCACCCAATTTATCGTATTGGATATCATAGCTGATGCTTGCCACGTTTCCTTTCTGTCGTTCGATCTCTTCTTGTAGTTCTCCGTTCTTGTAAGCTGATCGGATAAAGGCAGCCGCTGTTATGATGAGCAGGGCTGACAGAAACATGATGATGGTTCTTTGATTTTTCATTGTTATGCGATATCTTTATATTCTTCGATGGCGTTAAAACAAGGACACATCTTTTTCCATTTTGACTTGTCTGTGCCCCATATATCCCGATGTCCCATAATCTTTGCGTCTGGGTACATCTGCTTAAGTTTATGAAGCAGGAGGGTCAGTGCATTCTTCTGTTCTGGTGTCCGGTTATCTACAGGTTTGCCATTGGCATCGATGCCGCCCATATAAGCCACATTGATAGCTGTAGAGTTATAACCTTGCACTCCATTGCTTACCTCTTCGATGGCGAGGAGCTGGTGAGTACCGCCATTTGGGGTAATGACATAGTGATAACCAGGATTCTTCCATCCTTTCCGGCGGAACTCAGCCTTGAGGTCATCGATAGTCTGCTTCTGCGAACCTGCTGTGCAGTGAACGAAAATACGTTTAATCTGTCTCATTTTTATTGTGATTTAAAAATTTGTCTTTAAAGTCGGCGAATTTCGCATCGATGGCGATGCCAACTCCGAAGATGGAGCCTGCGTACATAAGTGTCTGGGCAAAATACCAGAGCACGTTGTCTGTCACGTCGCGAGATTGCGATGTGAAGTAACTAATATAAACCAGTATGATAGCGAGGAGTAGTGATACTACTGCCGATCCGTACTGAATCCATTCTTTTGTATTCTTCTGCATGATAATGTATCTTTTTAATTCACTGCAAAGATACATAGGGTAGGGGATTAATAAAAATACGAGACCGCCCTAACGATCTCGTATTATATGTTTAACTGTTAGACCTCTCTTGCGAGAATCTCCTTGGCTATCTCTTTGGCCTCTTTGCGCCACGACTGATATGCCTCGAACTCTGCCTCGTGAGTCTCGTCACCATCACCACGGTTGGCAAGAATGGCCTCTACCTGGTTCTGACTGTATCGGGTGCGAACCAAACCTGCGGTGAAATCGTCGTAGGTGGCTGCGGTCGCCTGAATCTTGGTCGAGCCATCAGGCTCTGTGCCCTCATAGCTGTAAGCAGTGACACCCTCTGTGTCTTCATTCTCAGACTGCTCTGAGGTACCGGAAGAGCCTGTAGCGGCCTCTGGATGATAGTTGTCAACTCTCTGCTCACCAGTGTAGAGCAGATAATGGTTATCGTCATACTTGACGAAGCTCTTGCGAGCGAGATAATACTTCTTGTTCATAATAGATCACGTGAATTTATAGAACTTCTTTTTGAATTTATTGTGAAGCTCTGCGACCACGGTGGAGAATGGTAGCTCATCACGACAGAAGTCGTTGAGGGCTTGGTCTATCAATATCTTGGAGCCTGTATAGAGGTAGTGTTCCTGAGGCTGCCATACCTCGGTGCCGTCTGGCTCCAGGTGGTCGATGATGCGATAGCGAAGGGAGAGGCGCTTCTTGGGCACCTCTTTGGTGACCATGTGGGTGGAGCCGTCCGGGGCGGTCTCCTCTTGCTGGATGGTCTCCTTCTCTATCACCGAGTCATCGACCTTGTAGTCTATCACTTGAACGAGGAACTTGTTCTCGTCCTGACCCTCACGGCAGATGATGTCCTCGATGGACTGCTGCTGTGATTTCTCCATACCGTCAAAAGGCACGCGCGCACGGCGAGCCTTGACGAGTTTACCGAATCTTTCCATACCGATTTTCTTATATAAGTTTTTAGAGTTTGCGTGGATGCCCAGACCTAGGCGAGAGGCTGCCTTGAGCTGTATCTGGCGGTCTGTGAAGCCCGCCTTGCGTAAGTTGGCGATCTGTCTGCAGAGGTCGTGCTTGAACCGCTTGCGCAACAGGGCGTGGTCGGCGTAGATGATCTGACCGCAGAAGTCGATGCCATCGCAGGTGCGGTGGATACCCCAAGACTTATTGATGGATAGGTGCCAGTCACGGGCGAGGTGCATCACGGCAAGCTCTGCCATCAGCCTGAGGAACACCTTATCCTCGTGGAGGATGTAGATGTTGTCCATGAAGCGGTAATAATGGCGAAGACCTTGGCGGCAGAAGCGCTCGAACCTATCGTTGAGCGACTTCACTCCCCCGCATAGCAGTTGAGCTTGCTGCTGAGTGCGACAGGTAACGAGCATGTCGCTCACGTAGCGAGCCTGCCAGTAACGGAACTTGTCGGTGTCTTGGAGAATGTCGAAGCATCGGAGTGCCAGGTAATCGAAGCGGGCGAGGAAGAGCTGACCCAAGAGTTGGGCGAGCTTGACGCCGAGCACGATGCCTGGATTGAAGCTATCGACCACCTCGTCGATGAAGGCGAGGAGCTTGCGGTCTTTGATCTTGCGGCGATATTCACTTTTGAGAAGAGCGTGGTCTATGCTCTGAAAATAATGGTGAATATCCATGGGCAAGCAGTAGAAGGTATCTTGCTGTGGCGAGTTGAAGATGTCTCGCTTGACAAGATTATAGAAATAATGGGTGCCCTTGCCCTTGGAACCAGCCGGACTGTGGCTGTAGAGTGTCTTGCGAAGGTTATCCTCTACAGGTTGCAGGGCAGCGTGCTGGATGACGTGGTCGATAACGGGCAGCTTGTTGACTTGGCGATGTTTTGGATAGTCGATATCTTTGGCGACATAGGCTGAGGTATGCCAAGTTTGTTGGGTGTAAGCATCGAGCATGCGTCCGATGTTATGGTCTAGGTTTGCCTCGAATTTTTGGACCGCACGGCGAGACATCTTTTGTCGGGCGTAGTCATAGAATGCCCGACGAAAGTTGTCTAGTGTCTCGACCTGTGGCGATATGTTGCCAAACCTTTTCATAAGCGGTGTAATGTCTGTGTTGAACGGTGTATAAACTGTGTATAGTCTGAATCGTCTGCTTTTGTACACTTGATAACCTTCGACCGGATGACCGTGTTGTCATCATCTACCAGCTGTCTTATTAATGTGTATGTATCGCCATGGGGCGAGGATTGACCCTGTAATCTCGAAGTGGGAGCAAACGACCCACGAAGAGATATGTCTGTAAGTTGAGGGCGGCGCCGTAGTTCACATTGGCATTCGAGACAGCATTGTTCACGTTGAGCGTCGAAAGACCGCATTGACCACCATTGTTAGCGTTAGCACCACGAAGGCAGACACGAAAACCGGCACCTAGGGTCACACCCTGGTATCATAACCGCCGCAAAGGTAATAAAAATAATCGGTATGGAAGCATGTCAAAGAGCTTTTTTGATGTTTTTATTGATATTTTTTTTGTCGCCGACCGCCACAGGCGGTAACTTAAGGCGAGCTACGCTCGCTGGGTGCTTCGGCTTCGCCGAGGGTGCTCAGGTCTCTTTTGCACACCCAGTAAACCGATGCACACCCAGCAAACTGATGTAGTCTCTTAGGCCGCCTCGTAATACACGGGTTCAACGGACCACTCGGATGCTGCTTCGCAGAGGGCGGCGCCGCAGCTCACACTGGCATCCGAGACAGCAAAGTCCACGCTGAGCGTCGAAAGACCGCACTGACCACCATCGCTAGCGCTAGCACCACGAAGGCAGACACGAAAACCGGATGTAGCACCAGACGTATTCCAGAAATAGCTAGTCCAGTAGGTTGACTCGGATGCGCCCGTAGCGGTCGGGAAGTTCTCTAGATGCTCCATCGAGAGCGTCTTGATATAGCCTTCGCCCTTGGTCGGCGAGGTGCTGTAAGCCACCATGCCATCGGCGGAACCTATCGTCCACGTGCCGTAGATGGACGGTGCCACGAGATGGGTCACGGAAGTGTCCTCGTTGCAACGCACCTGCTCGTCATCCATGTGTCGCCACAATAAGCCGAAGCCATTTTTGTAGCCGAAGAAGGATGGTATCTTGGCGGTATAGACCACGGTGCCATCGTCTTTTTTGACCTCGTAGCTCGCCTCGCCGCAAGCGTCGCCAAGCTCGATGCCAGCCGACATCGGCACGACAGGGCGATAGCCGTTGTAACCACCCCAATCAGGCATCTGTGTCACGCCAGCGCCGAGACCACCCTGGTAGAGACCGTTGGCATCTTTTTGGCTGTTGACTGCATCCTGGTCGTAGTGGGTGCCGAAGATGACCCCGAAGAGCACGGAGATGGCAGAGGTGTGGCGCATGGTGGTGCAGAGCCAGCCTGTGCCGTTTTTGCGGGCAGCGGCACGCCAGTATTCGGTAGTCTGGTTGGTGGCAGCCTTGCCCAGCATGGTGCGGTTGGTGTTATCTAACGTGGAGTCGTTGTTGCCGCCTCGGTAGTCTGTGCCCTCGTTGATGTAGCTCACCAGCTTGCCTGTGCTGCGCTCTAGCGTGGCGAAGCCAGCGGCGGAGATGCTGCCCACAGGTATCTTGTAATTGTACTCGCCTGGTATCGGCGTAGGGCTGACCATCTCGTAATGGAGTCTGCCCACGGTCTTGATGACTATGTACCACTCCTTGCCCCAGCCCCACTGGTAGTGCCCCTCTGAGCCATCGAGCTTGGCTGTCTCGCCGGTGGCATACTTGTGGTGGTCTTTGGAGTCGAGCTTGCGACGGGAGTGGTCATTCTTGACCAGATAACAGCCCAGACCCAGCTCCGTTGGTAGGGTCTGCAGTAACTCTAGCGAGCCCACATAAGTGGCGGCTTTAGGGGTTGCATTGTCGAGGTTCCACACTCGACCACACCAAGGATGCTGTCCCATTTGGACGGCGCTTTTGAGCGACATCTGCTCAGACCTGCCGGATTTTTTGTCGAAGACCTCGACAATCTTGTCAGTGGCGCTCATGTCTGACTGTGGGAGGTCGTCAACCTGTTGACCTCCATCGAAAGCGGCTATGATAGCCTTGAGCTTACTCTCTTCTTCTGATGTTAATGCCATAATAAAAATTATATTTAATCGATTAAACAATGCGTAATTTATCACCAACTTTTCTAAGCTTGCCCGATGCCGACAGGCGAAGGCGAGGCTGGCGCACGGTGATGCTGACCTCTTGCCAGAGCGGTGTGTTGGCGGTGGGGATGACCCAGAACTTGGTGGTGCCCTCGCCCTTGATGATGAGGTTGCCGCTTGGGTCTGCCACGAGCGAGTCGCCCTCGGCTCGCTGGAAGAGCACGCTCTGAGGGAGGTAGCTCGGTAGGATCTGCACGGCGATGCGCTGCGCTGTCTTGTTGCGTAGGCTTATCTCGGGGAGATAGGTCAGGTTCATGCGAGCTGGCGCGATGAAGCCTGTGGCTATCTGAGCGGCGAGACCATCCATCTGCGCTATCTTGGCATCGGCTCGCTTGGATGCCGCGTCAGCCTCTGCAGCCTTGGTCTCTGCCAAGGCTGCCTGTGATGCTGCAGCCTCGCCCTGCTCGCCAGCCGCCTTGGCTGCGCTCTGGGCGAGGTTAGCCGCCTTGTTGGCATCGTCGGCCGCACCCTGCGCTCTGACGGTCGGTGTCTTGTCGAGCCACAAGCGCCACTTGGCGTTGGTATCTGAAGGAGTCGTCGTGTTGCCATCCTCTAGGGAGGCGAAGACTCCTGACGATGTGTGAACGATGTCGCCCTCGTCGTAGCCCTTGACGGTCTGGCCATCCTCATCTTGATAGGAGTAGCCCGACTGCCAGGTGCCCTGGTCGGTGAAGGCGACATTGCCCACGATAATGATATTTGTGTTATCTGCCATAATGATTTATACTTTAATGACTAACTTGTTTCTGCGCTTGACAACGTGTTCAGCGACATGACTGCCGTAGTCGATCATGAGGAGTTTGTTGCGCCGTTGACGGAACGCCGGATACATGGCACCGCCTCGGGCGATGACTCCTGTATCGACATAGGTGTGCTTGGAGAGATCCCACTGCCACCAGTTGCCGTTGTCGCCCATCTTGGGTGGATGGTCGTTGAGCTCCTGGGCTAGGTTGGTCTGCTTCTCGCTCTCGGTGAGGGCTGTGAGCGTATCATCGATGCGCTTGTTCTCGGCGGTGACACGACCCGCCTCGGCGGCTATGCGAGCATTTTCGGCTGTCGCTCGCTTGGTCTCTGAATCCATGCGAGCTTGCTCTTGGGACTGTCGGGTCTGCTCGGCAGCTTGTCTCTTGGCCTCGTTGCTCTCAATGGCAGCCTTGGAAGAGAGCGTGGCTTCGGTCGCCTGTTTGGCAGCCTCGGTCTGCGACTTGCTGGCACTGACCGCATCCTCTACCTTTTTGCGTTCGGCGGTGAGGTCAGTTGTCGCCTTGTTGACGCTAGCCGCCGCATCGTTGGCTTTGCCAGCTGCGGTGTTGGCCTCCTCTGTCGCCTGTTTCGCCTCCTCGATGCGGATATCCACATCTTTAGTCAAGAGTGACAGCGGTGCGATGACTTGCTTTTGCACACCGTCTTTGCTGTAGAGGGCGGGCATCGTACTGATGCCATCGAGCGAGGTGGCGAGCTCGCAAGAGAAGATGTTCTTGCTGTGCCGCTGTAGATATTCGTTGAACTTAGGTAAGAGCCGGGCGCATAGCGCCTCGAACTCTGTGTCATTCTCTATGCCCATAGGCTATGATTTTAAGATGTCCTGTTTCCACTCGGCAATCTTGGCGAAGACAGCCCCTGCCTCTTCATCGCTCAGCACGGCAGTGTTGATGCGACATGAGAGGTTGGTATCCATAAAGCTGATGTATCCAGCACCGCTCTCGGAGGCTGGTGCATCATCTTTGGACTCTGTACGTTTATAGACCTCACCGGAAAAAGAGACCTTGTCATCTCGCTTTGTCTTGGTGAACTTGACGAAAACGCCTGTAACAACCTCAATCTCCTGGATGTCGGTTGTCGTAACTGTTGACTCTACCTTCATAATTAATCTTGCTCTATTAGTTTAACAATCTGACAATATACCCCTGGCACCAAGGAAGCCTTGGCGACCTCTTTGATCATGGTTAAGTCTTCGGTCGTACACTCGACCTCACTTGGTTTAGTGTGCATCTGCACACTCAGGTTGTAGGCTCTCTTAAGAGACTCATCATCAGCCTTGACGCTGTTATTGCTTCCGTTGAACAGATGAAGTCCGAGCACCTCATTCATCATCTGAGGCTGTCCGTTGCTGTCTGTCATCACCCCGCCCCTGTAGTTACGGATGGCGACCTTAAAATTTCTTTTCATATCTATCTAAGTTTAAAATTAATATGCGTGGTTCAGCTTGCGCGCTGTGTATTTGGTCGTGTAGTCACTCACCTTGTTGCCCATGGTTGAGTTATAGACCAGCAGGAACGTCGCACTGTCGCCCTGTCCCATCTCTATGTAATCTTTGTTGCCGCAGTTCTCATCGAGAATCAAAGGTAACTCCTCTTTGTTCCATGCGTAGGAATCGCTTTTGTCTTTGATCTTGTTGCGCCCATAAATGAAGAAGTTTGTCGTGCCTGGCTCAGCGACCACCGTAAATGTCACGGCGAAGTTGGTAGATGAGCCACAGCCTAATGCGCTGCGCACCTCAGACAGTGTTGGCAGCGTTATGCCGCTTGACGAGACGTAGCTGTAGATGAGCCAGACGTTATTCTCAGAAATCTTGGCATAGCCATTATAGATGGTGTTTTTTGTGCTAAGCGCATATCTGCTATACTTATATCCACCTATCCATCCATTGAGTACGCCATTGCCAGCACCTGTGAAAGCAAAATTATAGGCACCGTTTTTAGCCGAGAGTATGGCTGCGATATTGTAACCAAGCCCCCACCAGTCGCTGCTGTCCTCATTTTCGAATCGAGCCACCGCACGCTGTCCTGATGACGCTGGTAGTACGTTGCCACCGATGCCCGCAAAGCATTTATGGGTATCGTTGCGAAATATGATGTATGCATCATTGGTAAATGGGTCGTTTGTCAGACCCGTGCCCTGGATAGTGAATCCAGCGATCTTGCCCGCCAATGCCTCCATGGAGCCATCTTTGTTGATTTTGAAATTGCTGTTGGCCGTGACCACACCGTTAAGGTTGATTTGGTTTGCCGTGATGGTGGCAGAGGAGATGCCGTTGGCAATCATTGTCTTGATGGTAGCCTCGGATAGAATCTTGCCATCGACACCCTCGATTTTTGTAGTCAGCGCATTGTAGTCTGCCGTCACAAGCAAGCCACCTTTGTTTTTGAGCGTGCCATCGGCATTGAATCGCTCGCTCATCAGGGCGTTGTAGTCAGCGGTGGTGATAAGATAGCTCGTATCTTTGAGCTTGCCATTGGCATCGAAACGAGCAACTGCCGAAGACCACGAATCGGCGTTTTGACTGACCAACGATATAGTCGGACCATAATCGTTGCGTATGTCTGAGCCTACGCTGTCGGCGTGTCTCCTGGCTTCGGCAACGGAACTGTTGAGGGCATTGTAGTTGTCAGACATAGTCCCTTGCAAAGTGTTTTTGGCTGCATTCAGCTCGTCTTTTGTCGCAGCCTTGCCCACCGTGGTATTGATGCCATTGACCGTTATCTTTAACTCAGCGAGTGCCGCCTTGGTGCCGTTGGCAGTATTGGTGACGCTCTCGACACGTGCAGTGATGCTGTCGATGTCGGTGTAGATGCCAGAAATTTTCTCGTTTGTGCTATCCTGCCAGGTGTTGATGAGGTCGATGCGACCTGCCTCTATCTCTATTCTTGACGAGAGTGTTGTGTTGAGTTCGCCGTATCTCTTATCGACATATAGGCGTATTGCCTCTTTCTCAGCGTCCAGCTCGATGCCGAGCTGAGTTGTGGCACCATTGACCTTGTCGATGTTTTGTCCCAGCAGCTTGATGTTTTTAGCCGTCTGAAGTATTTGTGTCGAGACGGTCTTGCTCAGGTTGTCGAGAGGCTCGTCGGTGATGGTGAGCAGCGCGACGTAGATGTCGCCTGTATATCGGAGCACGAAGTCGCCCGTGCCATTCCACTTGCCATTTAGCTCTACCGTCTGCCACTCTGCCGAGTATGGCACGCTGAAGCTCTGGGCTGACAGGTCGTTGGTCTTGCCTTCGACAGCCTTGCAACCCTCGAAGCCAAAGGTGAGGGTGCCAGCAGTCTTGGCATAGATGCGAGCACTTATATATAATGTGTCTTGCACCTCGGTGTAGCCGTCGCCAGTGGTATTCATGCCATCCTCGCCTTTTTCTGCCGATGGCTGGGTATATTCCTTGTGAGTACCGGGCTTGCGGATGAGGTCATTGGCTTGTTTGATGCCGCTGTCCTGTATGTGCAGCATGTTGCGACCCTCGTTGTTGTCGATGCTCACTCGGTGGTTGCCACTCACGGTGGCGGCACCATTGACCATGACAGGTAAGCCATTGGCATCGACCCAGAACTGGGACTCGTCTGTATCGTCGATGGTCCAGCCATCAATGAGCTGCTCATCGTTATAGCCTATCGCCGTCAGAAACTGACCGTTATGGAGGTAGTTGTTCTCCTCTGTCGCCTCGTAGGAGGTCTGTGCGAAGCGGGTGGCGAACTGGTTCTGCAGCATCTGTATTTTGGTGTCGATGCTCTCACCTGTGCGGCGGAGCACGAAGTCGCCCGTGGCGTAGAGGTTCTGCAGGAACTCACCGAAGCCTGAGAGTGCACCGAAGAGTGGATGGGTGATGCCCCGTAAGTTGCCGAGGCGACCTTTGAGCGCATTGTCTGGGTCTGTCTTGAGACCATAGATGATGTCCATGTAGGGCGTATCGCTGCCCACGGTCGTCATCTGTATGATGCCCTTGCGGTCGGGGTCGCTGAGGTTGTCGACCCTAACAAAAGTGTCTCGCTTGGTGATGAGCTGCTCTGCGGTGGCACCCTCCATCGATGAGGTGAAGTTCTTGAACTTGACCCATGCTAGCATATCCTCGCCACTGCCCTCGCTGCCCACCTCTGTCACGATAAGCTCGTATCGCTTGGTGACATAGTGATTGTTTTCGGTGGAGGGCATGCCATTGTACTGCTGCACCATCACGTAGTCATCCTTGCGGAATGGGTTGTACATCCTGCCCTCGTGGGTGTCGAGATAGACCCTGCCTGTCTCTGGATCGTAGTGGTCAACCTCTAGCATCGCCGTGAAGATGCGGTTGTCATTCTCACCCAAGAGTTGAGAGACGATCATCTCGAAGATGCGCATGGTGCCACGCACGATGAGATTATCGAGCTCTAGACCATACCTATTCTCTTGCACCCCGGCAGCGTTGGTCGTGGGGTTGTTGGCGAGTCGCCAGCCCTTGCCATCGAGGAAGCCCGAGACGAAATCGGGAGAGCCAATGGTATCATCAAAACGAGCAGCGCCCTTGACATGCAGCGCATCGACTGTCGCCAAGCCCCATGCCAGGATCTCTTCGATGCAAAGCTTGTAGCCCCCATTCTCTTTTGTGGCGAGGCAGAAGCCTTTTTGACCAGCCTCGGAGTAGTCATCAGTGGCGATGGAGTGGGCGATGATGTCGCCCTCTTTGGAGAAAGAAAAGAGGTTGCCTATCTTGATGCCCTTGAGAAAGGTGATGAGCCCATGGGCTGTATCGTCGTTGATGGCGGAGAGTTTGTCGTTGTCAGCAGAGGAAGCATAGTCGAGCAGGGACAGGAAGGCGTTGCCAATGCGGCTTGCCGTATTGGCGTGCTTGACTCTCTCGTCACGGATGCCCTCGAAAGCCTCTCTGATTTTGTTGATGTCTTTATTTTCTGCCATATTTTTTAATTTGATGCAAAGATAGGTATGATGAGAACTATATAAAAATACGCTAGATAGGTGTGCCGAACATCTGCTTGAAGATGTCTGCCATCAGACCCTGGTACTCATCGCCATAGAAGTAGCCCTCCATATCGTTGAGCTTCATGATGGAGGCGTAGTACTTGCGATTGAACCATGGACGGCGCTGTCGTGGCTCGCCGAGGTTGTGCTTGGCACGGTACTCAGGGTCGAGGAACTCCAGATCGCCGGGGTTGCCATGGTAATAGCCATTGCCCGTGCCCGCCTCTTGGTAGAGGCCGTAGAGCAGGAACTTGTGGGCTATCTGGCGAGAGGAACCGCCAAAGGATGTGGCTTGGACGGAACTGAAGAGGGCACCGGTATGTCGGATGCGATAGTGGATGATCTTCTCTTTCCAGATATGCACCATCTCCTCAGCCCATCCTCGCTCGTAGGCGTAGATGTCCTCTTGTGAGACGGGTTGCTTGATGTCATTCGTTCCATTCCTCATAATTATACTCCAGGTCTAGTGGCTCGCTCACGTCAAGATGGAACTCAACGCCTGTGAGACCGTTGATGAAATAGGCACCTATCTCTCGGCTGTCTATCTGGTCGCTGAGGGTGTAGGTGTTATAGTTGTCTTGCCAGTTGTATTTGTCGATGACAATCTTGCTCAGAAACTGTCGGAATATCTTGCGGCAGGTGTTGAGCTTCTCTTGTCGGTCGTTCATGTCGAACTGTTTGTATCGCATGAGAATCCACACGGTATAGGTCATCACCTTGCGATAGCTGCCATCGCCGTTGATGGCGACGTTGCCCTCGTTGGTGTCGTCGATGACCACGAAGTTTTTGCTCTTCGCCATATTCTGTAGCATGCCCTCAAACGAGGCAGGGGTGCTACAGGTGGTTGGAGTGAAGCCAAGCTCGGAGGTGAGCTTGTTTTGGCGGGTGAGGTCTCTGAAGTAAGAGAAGGCATCGAAGCCCACCTGAGTGTCGGGAGTCTTAACATCTGTACTGATCATGATTTTTGTTTTAATCGTTTGTCTAACTCGTCAGCCTCGCGAGCCTTGGCATCCAGTTCGGTGAGTGCTCGCCATACGTCTGAGTCTCTAATCTGCCCTTCTTTGGTGATGTCGCCGTCCGTGAGGGCACGGATCTGGGCGTTCATCGCCTCTATCATGTCGTAGTCGCCATCAGCTGAAGCTGGCTTGAAGAGGTGTGGAAAACTTGTGGAAAAGTTTTGCTTGACCCACATGAACCACAGGAAGGCACCCATCACCTCGACTGGCGTACACTCGATGTGGTCGGGCGGCTCGCCCTTGGCATCGAGATAGAGGTAGCGCATCATCTCTCTGAGCGGTGCGTCGCTCGACTGGTCTGACTGCAGGAACTGCTGGAAGTAGTTGTCGGCGATGAGGTAATGTTGAAATGGGTACTCGTGCAGCTCGATGTCGGCGGCTTGGAAAAGCCCGATATGATCGAGGCGGTTGTCTGCGCCCTTGCCGTCGAATATGTAGTCGAAGGCTTGGCAGAAGTCTTGCACTTGCCATAGCTGAAGGAAGAAGCGCACGGTCTTGCCACTGTCTAGCTGGGTTTGGCAGAGCCATCCGTCTTTTTTCTCGTTGAGCACCTCGATGCCAGCGAAGCGGGCGAAGAGGTAGGTGCGCACCTGCCACTCTTGCCACCCTTGGGTGAGGAGGTAGAGCACGTAGCGCAGCTGGTCTTGGGTGAGCTCGCCCCAGGAGTGAGGCACGTGGAGGTTGAGCGTGCCGTCAGCCAGCAAAGAAGAAGGTTGTGTCGTCAGCATTGTTTTCATAAGCTATATTGTGGCTAGCCTTGTAGGCGGTGGAATCTCTATATTTGGCGAAGTCATCGATGTTATCGTCTATGAGTGAGAGTAGGCTGAAGAAGAGTCTGTCTCTCGCCCTGAGGTCGATGGAATCGCCGTTTTTTGTGATATGGTACCCGATGAAATCGTAGATGCGCATGATGGCGACCCGATGGGAGGTGGTCGGGAACTGAGCCTTGCGCTCCTCTTCGAGCAACTGGTCTATCTGTGCATCGGAGAGCTCTCGGCGCAGGAAGGTCTCGGCTTGGTCTATCTCGCCCTTGTGCGCCACGAGGTCATCGAAGGTGAGTTTGCCGGGGATGCCGCAGAACTTGTTGAGGATGTATGGCGACCAAATGAAGGAGCGGATGGTGTTGAAGGCTTGCAAGCTGTCAGCCCAGCCCTCGACCTGTCTCAATCGGTTGATGACGTTGTGCAGGGCGTAGTCTCGCCTGTAGGCAAGCTCGTGCTCCATGGCATCGACACGAGCCTGTGAGGCTGGGGCGATGTTGTCGTTGGAGACCACCCCGAAGCCGTTGTCTGTCATGATGATGTCGTGGGAGTGGAGACTGTCGAGGAAGGTAGCCAGTATGACATAGTCTCTGGTGTAGCGCTGCAGGGGCGAGTCTTCGGTCGAGACCGCTTGCTCGGCATCTGCGCCCACGACGGTGGCGATAAGATCGTCAAAATGGTTCTCGAAGGATGGCTGCATCTTGGTGAAGACATCCTCGGAGGCTGCCGCCACGAATGTCAGCAGCTGCTCGAACTGGTTTATATCAATCTGTATCATCTTGTTGCTTTGATTTTGGGTTGTTGGAAACTTGCTTGGCATCCTTGTTCTCGTCGAGGGTGGTGAGCATGATGAGCGGCACGTCTGGATAGACCTTCTGCTCCCAGTGGTTGAAGTAGATGACCACCCAGTGAACAGTCTCCATGAGGTCGTGGAATGCCTTCTCTATCGACTGTTTGAGGGTGAAGAGCTCTCGTTTGTCTGAGCCTGAGTTGTTGGTCTGACTCTTGCCCGGTGTGGCACCCACGAGGTTTGGGTGGATGTTGTCGGCATAACACTGCATGTTGTTGCTCTCGGCGATGTCGTCGCTGTAGTCGCCGCCATCCTTTGAGGTGTCGATGCGCGTGATGCGCACCATTTTTACCTCTTTGCCATCAGGTGTGGTGTAATAGCCCGCTATCCAGAGCTTGCCACTGTTCTCGATGCCAGAGATGAAGGAGCGGATTTTTTCTTTCTCCTTCAGCTTGCGCTCCTTTTGCTTTGCCTTGTCGGTGATGTGCTCCTCTTGGAAGATGCCACGCCAATAGTCGTTGTGTATCTCTACGAGGTAGGGGATGGCGGCGTGGTTTTTGAGCTTCGCCATCTTGCCGATGGCGATGAGCCGGGAGATGTCGTACCACTTGTCTCGGAAGATGGCGCTGTAGTAGGGCACGGGGTAGTATTGGCTGCCAGGAGTAGGGAAGCGGGTCACGATGGCGAAGACACGGTCATTGCACTTCGCGCCACCCGTCTGTCTGGTCAGGGTCTGTCCGCTTTGTCCGTCGAGCCCCATGCGCTGCTGCAGGTCGCCCAGTGGGTCTAGCTCGTCGAGGAGCGGCAGCACCTCGATGTTGTCGGGATTGACTGCATTGCGCCAGTTGGCATAGAGCACGTATTCGGAGCGACCGTTTTTGCTCTGAGTGAACCGACAGTAGCACGCCTCTTTGTGCCGGATGCCCACGATGCGATCGCCCTTTTTGTTGAGGATGATGGCTGAGACACAAAAGAAGAAGTACTTCATGTCTGTGATTTGCTCTAGGAAGAAGCGCGAGAGGTTGTTGTGCATCTTGAAGAGGTTGACCTCTTTGTCTTGTGTCGGAAGCTTTGTCTTGATGTCGTTGTACTGGAAGCCCATGCCGTAGCAGGTGAGCACGTTGAAGAGCTTGTTTTGCGCCATCACGCTGCTCTCACCGATATTTTTGATGAGCTGGTAGGGCAGCTTGTTGTCTGCCCCGAAGGGGATGTAGGTGAATTTTTGCTTGCCCACCTCTACGGAGACGGTGGGTGTGGTACCATCATCATCGAAGATGGATGAGGACTCGACGAAGCCGCTGGTGGGCGACGAGGTCTGGTAATCGAGCACCTCGCCCATGGTGGCGTATGTGATGTCTATGTTATTGCTTTTGTCTGCCATAATCTTTATAAGTATATTGAATGGTCGTTGTATCTGAAGATGAAAATGTCTCTCACCTTGCGTATCTGGTGGTTGACTGGGTTGTAGAGGGTGTGGGTGCCGTTTTGCCAGGATGAGGACTTGACGAGCCATCCCCTGTACTGGATGATGG